TACCATCAACATACCACCTTCTAAAAAGGTCGTGTCCTAATTCTTTAAAATTTAACATGTTATATATGTTGTCAAACTCTTCAAGCATTTGCTTTTTAATTGAAGAACTTACTGGAACTCTGTCTATGTTAAGAGTTATAGAAGGCTTCATGTCGCCTGACGTAATTGATTCATTTACAATATCTTCTATTGCTGCATCAGCTTCTGGATGCATGGCTGAACCACGGTACTTTAATATTAGTTGTACATTATCTTTTGAGTCATCGCCTTCCATATTGATGTAGTGACCATAGTGTGCTGCGCTTGAAGTTGAAGTAACGTAGCCTGCACCATCATCGTCTCTTGGTGGAACGATTGACTTTATAGACTGTTTGTCTTTAGTCCTTGTAATTTCAAAACCAAATAATTTAAGTGTGCCGTCTGCCATAATAATTCCTTTAAGTTAGGAGAGCCATTCGACTCTCCTAATATTTATACTTAAGTTGTAGTGTCAGTCTCATAGTACTGGTAAGCAAATGATACTGTAAATCTTTCGATTTCATCATTTGAACCGTAGTTCAATTCAATTGGAGACATATCTTGTGGGTATGATCCTCTGAATGTGTACTTTTTAATAGCTTCCCCTGACCTATCAAGTTGTTCAACTAAAAGATCTGCTTCATACGCAATTGGAGTTGATAACCCCGTATTTGCAGAATGAGCATTCATGCCGTTCATCCATCTTTCCATTGGATTTCTGATAGCAAAATCTGTATCGTTGATTATTGTGACTGTCCATATGTCGAATGTTCTGTCACCGGCCATTTTTAATTGTCTACCTCTGAAAGGTACAATTATCTGACCGAGTGTTGATCCCGGTAACTGAGCTGTTTCACAAAGGAAAGATGTCAGTTCTGGATCTCCATTCGCGTAACCTGGAAAGTTTATAGTAGCTTTGAAGAGGTTAGGTCTAGCCCCACCACCTCTAAGCTTTGATTTAAAATCATCTACGCCTAATACTGCCATTTTCTATCTCCTTATACCGTACCGACGACTTCTTCGAAGTCTACACCAGTTCTTACAGCAACAAAGTTCAGTGTAACGTAGTTGATAGAACGTGCAGGCTTAATAAAGATGTCTGCTCTAAATTCGTTTCTATCAATTACCTCTGGAGTATTATTTGTAGCATCTGCTACTACTCTAAAGTCAGTTATACCTCTTCTGCCTTTAACTTCTCTTAGTACTGGTTCAATAATGTTAACAAATTCTGCTCTTGTAAATTCGTCATTAAATTCAAAGAGTACTTGTTCTGCAGCTCTTCCAATCGCTCTTTCAAGAACTAAAAACAATCTTCTTACATTGATTCTGTCGAATGCAGAAGGTCTTGCAAGTTTTGTTTTATCGCCGAATAATATTACACCAGCACCCGGAATATTTGCTATTGGATTTACACCAGCTTTATAAAGAGAATCTCTTTGCCCCTTTGTTGGTGAAAATGAAATATTAGTAATTCCAAGATACTGACCTCTTCTAGAACCTGCAGGTGAGAACCATGGTGCTCTATTAAGATCTGTAGCTGCCATTATTCCAGCAGTAGACGAAGCTGCGGGTATTTCAATAAATTGATCATTAAACTTATCATATATCTTTAAAAAGTTTCCATCCATTACTAAATATGAAGACTTAGTTAATTTATCAGCCGTTAAAACAATTTCATCTGTGATATCAGATGCAGATGTTCTGTTAACAACATCGGCTGTTGATGGCGATGCTACGACTACACAATCTTTTCTTAATGATTGAGCAGTAGATACAAGATCATTAACAACAGCGACATGATTATCTCTAACACTAAAGTCTGGTGCTATTAAGAAATCAATTTCAACTTGGTCTTTATCTTCAAAAAGATCAAAACCAGATAAAAAGTGTGAAGTTTTTAGTGATGCATTATTAACATTAGTTCCACTACTAAAATTGTATTCACTAGTTAATTTTTCAGCTGAATCTGACAAATGCACTCGAGCAAAGTTATCTCCACTATCAACTGTGGTGCCTGCGGCAACACTATTAAAATAAGTTCCTGCATTTCCTAATGCACTCGAGTAATCTGAATCAAAGCCAACTAACCAAACATATTCAGAATTTTCATTTATAATATCTTTTATGTAGTTTGTTGTTCCGTTAGTATTTTTAGCATCTTTCCCTAATGAGTTAAATGCATATCTCTCAAGCACTGTGCCTTTTGTGCCTGAAAATTGTCCTTGTCTATCAATGACTACTGCATGAACTTCATCATTTTTAGCTCCGAGTTTTGCAGCGTATGATGATGTTGTTGGTGCAGCGTCAAATTCAGATTTGTATGGCCATCCGTTAAATGCATCATTGCCCGAGTCAAACCCACATATAGAAACTTGTAAGCTATTTCCAAGAGCTCCTGGGTATTTAGCTACAAATGTAAGTTGATCTGAATCTAATCCTGATCGTTGTGAAGTGAAATGCGCTTCGTTTTTTACTTGTATCGTGCTAGGAAGCCCATCACTTTCAGCTGATGATGTTTGTCCAGTTGTTGATACAGCATTATAGCAAGAGTCGTTGAGTATTCTAACAACTTGAAGTGAACTTGAATACTTCAAAAACATAGATGCTTCGTGAAATGTGAATGTAGTGGAAGAATCTGGTGAAGCAAACGTATCTATGAGCTCAGTCTCATTAGCGATTAATTTTCGTTCTTCAGCAGGCCCCCACCTTGAATTTATTACGATTGCGCCTGTAGTTGACTGGACATTAGGCACGCCTCCAGTCAGATCTATTTCTTTGACAACAACCGCGGGTGATTCCGATGGTGTAAATAGTGCCATTGCGTTATTCCTTTATTTTAATTACGAGTTTCATAATACGATTGTTCAATTATTGTTATTTATAATATTACAGATCTCTATCGTATTCTATCTGCCAAGGATCGTCTTTAGTTTCAATTTTCTGAATAAACTCAGAACCATCATCAATAAACCCAAAAGGTACTATATCTTCATTGATCTCTTTCATCTTTTGATTGAATATGATGTCTTTAAGATTTAAGTCTGTTAAATTCGAAAAGTATGCTGAAGAAACGAAATAACCGAATAAAACTAAATTCATAACTAAATCATCATGGTTTCCTACAGAAGCTTGAAATGTTTGCCCCTTTGCTTCAAACGTAGATATTTCTAATATCGTTTGTTCATCAACTACTTTAAGCTTACTATTTTCTAATAAATCTTTTAATGCACTACAACCTAATCTTTTAGATTTACGAGTTATTTCAATTCCTACTGCATTTGCTTTAACCGCAGATTCAACGTGGACATTTTCATATTCTAAATCATAGTATAAACCGTTACAAACTACACCACCTTGGTCGTTTGACTCAATAATGCAATAAGCTTTGTTGTAGACATTTGCGTACTTATATATAATATTAGGGAAGAGTAATGGAGATATAGTGTTATTGCGGTACACAGCAACCTGTTCAAACGGGCGAGCGCTAATATCGATTAAGGAAAAAGAAGAGTAGTCCTGTCCTCTTCCCTTTGATACATCTGCAACTAGAATATAATCATGACCTTTGATAGGTTCTTTATATATTAATATGTCCCCACCTTCTAATTTTCGAACTGGGTGTGATGCTCTCAGATCTAACAATGTTTGAGCATTGATAAGTGTATCTCCAGTTCCAAAAAATGTATTACCAAACTCTTGATCAAATTGTATTTGAGAAGTATTGTTTATAGTTTCTTCTTTCCATTTTTCATCACGACCGGGTACATCGTGCCAGTCAACTCTAAAGTAACTATATTCATTCACACCTTGAACTGCACCTTCCCATATTTTATGAAATGTATTACCTATACCATTGGCTGTAGATGTAACTATAATTTTAGTGTCTGTACCAGAGGATATAACAGGATATGTAGATGTATAGAACTCTGCAGCTCTTTCGACAAATGCAAATTCATCTAAGTACAATAAGTTAACTGATAAACCTCTTATTGATTGTCCTGATGTTGCAGCTGCAATGATTCTGCTATTATTACTAAAATCAA